GAGGGCGAAGAAGTCTTAGAGATTGGGCCCGGCGACGAGGGAGATATGATCCCTCACGCAGCCAACCTTGCCGAGTACATGGAAGAGACTCAGTGCGCCGAGATTGCCGATGAGCTGCTTGAGGCTTACGACACCGACCTCCAGTCGCGCGCAGAGTGGGAAGAGACTTACTACGACGGCCTTGAGTTGTTGGGTCTAAAAATCGAGGACCGCTCTGAACCGTGGGAAGGCGCATTTGGTGTCTATCACCCGCTGCTAGCGGAGGCGGTTGTTAAGTTCCAGTCCGAGAGTATTGTCGAGATGTTCCCTGCACAGGGGCCTGTCCGCACTAAAGTGTTGGGCCAGACAAGCAAAGAGAAAGAAGAGTCAGCTGTACGTGTTCGTGAAGACATGAACTATCTGTTGACCGAGAAGATGGAAGACTACCGCTCCGAGCACGAGCGGCTGTTGTGGAACCTGCCCATTGCAGGTTCTGCGTTTAAGAAAGTGTTTTATGACTCCTCGCTAGAGCGCCCGGCGTCACAGTTTATCCCTGCTGAGGATTTTGTTGTCAGCTACGGCGCCTCAAGCCTTGAGAGCGCTCAGCGGTATACGCATCGCATGAAACGCTCGAAGAACGAAATCCGTAAAATGCAGGTCAACGGTTTTTACCAAGAATGTGAGATCGGTGATCCTGTAGCAGACGAAGACGACATTGCACGTCGCAAGAATGAGATCGGTGGTTTTGACGCAGCACGCGATGACCGCTACACACTGCTCGAAATTCACTGTGAGCTCGACCTAGAAGGGTTTGAAGACCTTGATAAGTTCGGCGACCCCACGGGTATTGAGCTGCCGTATGTGGTGACGATCCTCAAAGACAGCGGCAAAGTTATGTCGGTGTACCGAAACTGGGACGAGATGGATGAGAAGAAACGCAAGCAAGTACACTTCTCGCACTACAACTACATCCCCGGCTTTGGCTTCTATGGTTTCGGCCTTATCCACCTCATTGGTGGTTTTGCCAAGGGCGCTACGTCGATCATGCGCCAGCTCGTCGATGCGGGTACGTTGTCTAACTTGCCGGGCGGCTTCCGTACGCGGGGGCTTCGTATACGTGGCGGTGATACGCCGATTGCTCCGGGTGAGTTCCGCGATGTGGATGTGCCGACTGGCACGATCAAAGACAACATTATGCCGCTGCCCTATAAGGAGCCCTCAACGGTTCTAGCTGGGCTACTCGATAAGATTGTTGAAGAGGCACGGCGGTTCGCGTCGATGTCAGACATCAGCGTTGGTGACATGCAGCCCAACGCGCCAGTTGGGTCCACACTGGCTATTCTTGAGCGTCAGTTAAAGACCATGACGGCGGTGCAGGCGCGCATGCACGCGGCGATGAAATCAGAGTTTAAGATTCTCAAGTCAATCGTGGTCGATATGGCCCCCGAGGACTACGAGTATGACGCCGTTGGTGATGAAGGGTTTATGGCCCGTCGGCGTGACTATGAGAAGACAAACATTATTCCGGTGTCTGATCCCAACGCCTCGACAATGTCGCAGCGGATTGTTCAGTATCAAGCAGCGATGCAGCTTGCCCAGCAGGCTCCGCAGTTATATGACCTGCCTCTGTTGCACCGTCAGATGATTGAGACGCTAGGTATTAAGAATGCCAACGAGCTCATTCCTGACGAGGACGACGTCAAGGCCGCTGATCCGATGTCGGAGAACATGGCACTGCTCAACGGCAAGCCAGTCAAGGCGTTCCCATATCAGGACCACGAGGCGCACATTCAGGCGCACATGGCGTTTGCTCAAGACCCTGAGATTATGAAGATGATCGAGATGGAGGGTGACGCAGGCAAGATGAAGCTGGCCGCTGGCATGGCGCACATTAACGAGCACGTGGCTCATCAGTACCGTCGTCGGGTTGAAGAGCAGTTGGGTGTTCCGCTCCCAGCGCATGACGAGGATCGGGCGATGGACCAAGAGCAGGAGCTGGCCGTGTCTAGGCTCGTCGCCGAGGCAGCCCCTCGTGTTACTGGCAAAGCTCAGCAGCAGGCGCAGGCCGACGAGGCAGCTAAGAAAGCACAAGACCCTGTTATTCAGATGCAGCAGCGCGAGCTGGAGCTGGAGCGGGCTGAGCTGCAACGCAAGGTTCAGAAAGACAAGATGGACTACGAGCTCAAACTCCGAAACATGGAGATTGATGCCGCACGCATTGAGTCACAAGAGAAGCAAACAGGCGCTTCGATTGGGGCGAAACTCCGTCAGCAGATTATGGAAGCTGAAGCTGACTTGGAGAAAACGGGCGTTGAGATCGGTGCCGACCTCGCCGAGAAACGTATGGAGGTTGAGCAGGATTTAGCTGCTCAGCGCATGAACAACAGGTCGCAACAGGAGTAAACGATGATTCGCACATTCGGAGAGCACCTCCGCAAAGAAATTCGTAAGGATATGGACGCTATCACTGATGCTATTGCAACAGGGTCGGCCAACTCCTATGACGAATACACCCATTACACGGGTGTGATTAAAGGGCTGGCACAGGCTGAAAGGCTCGTGCTGGATTTAATGGAAGCAGCAGAAAAAACTACCGAAGATAATTAGGAGTTATCATGACTACAGCCGAAACGGCTGCACCTCAGCTCACTGAGCAGCAAATTCCAAAGCCTACGGGCTTTCGCATATTAGTCGCCATTCCTGAAATTAAGGAAACAACTGAAGGCGGGATTATTAAGCCAGACAGTGTTTTGAAAAGTGAAGAAGTCTCCACAATGGTCGTACAAGTTGTCGACATGGGGCCGGACGCTTATCAGGACAAAGAACGGTTTCCTAATGGCCCGTATTGTCAGATCGGTGACTTTGTTCTAATCCGTGCCTATTCAGGTACGCGCTTCAAAATCCACGAGCGTGAGTTCTTCCGTGTCATTAACGATGATTCGGTTGAAGCTGTGGTTGAAGACCCAACGGGATATTCCCGCATTTAAGGAGTGAACCATGGACCCCAATGCAAAAAACGAAGACGTCGATTTCGACGATACCGAGTTTGTTGTTGGCTCTGACACCAGTGGTGTCCCGCCAGCGATGAAGAATAAATTTAAGGAAGAAGACGAAACATCTGTAGAAATTGATGCAGATGAGGACAGTCAGCCTTCCAAGCAAGAAAGCAAGAAAGCTGAAGAAGATGATCTTGAGCTGGAGATTGTTGATGACACTCCGCCTGAAGATCGCAACCGCAAGCCGCTACCAGATGAGGTAGTTGAAGAGATTGAGCAGGACGCTGCTGATGATTACTCGGCAAAAGTAAAACAGCGTATCGACCAGCTCAAAAAAGCATGGCATGACGAGCGGCGGGCTAAAGAGCAGACCACTCGTGAGTATGAGGCGGCGACTGAATATGCACGTCGTCTTCAGGCTGAACGAGATAAATTACGCACAGACCTTTCATCTGGTGAAAGTTGGGCGCTTCAACAGGCCAAAGAACGGGCTGCTTTGCAGCTTGACGCGGCGAAGCGTAAATACCGTGATGCGTATGAGCAGGGCGACTCTGAAGCGGTTGCAGATGCACAGCAGGAACTAGCAAAAGCAACGTATCAAGCTGAACAAGCCAACCTTCTTTCTCCACGGTACGCACGACAAAATGTTGCAAGCCAACAGAACGAGGCTTTACAGCAAACAACTCAACAGGTATATAATAGTCAACAGCGTCCACAAGTTAACGCACCAGAGCCCGATGCAAAAGCTGCAGATTGGGGTAAACGTAACGAGTGGTTCGGCAGTGACGATGAGATGACCAGTTTCGCACTGGGTGTCCATCAGAAGTTGGTAAAAGACGGTATTCCGCCTTCTACCGACGAATATTACGAGCGTATTGATGCTCGCATGCGTGAGGTATTTCCGAGTCGGTTTGGGGACGCACAACCCTCAGAAGACAACGAGCCTCCAAAAAGGAAAAAGCGGCAACCCTCTACCGTTGTCGCACCCGCAGGGCGAACCCCTAAAGGTAAAAAGGTAGTGCTAACTCAGTCGCAAGTGGCGATGGCGAAGAAATTGGGAATAACCCCAGAAGCCTATGCCCGCGAAGTACAGAAATTGGAGAGTAATAATGGCTAACACAACTCGTACCCGTGAAGCTCGTCCGGTTTCTCGTGAGCATGAAAATCGTGAAGCGACTGCGCGTAAGAAGCAGTGGGCACCTGCAAGTCTGTTGCCTGAGCCAAACCCTCAAGAGGGGGTTTCGTTCCGTTGGATTCGCAAGTCGATGCTTGGAACCAATGATCCGACGAACTTCTCTCGTAAAGTTCGTGAGGGCTGGGAAACTTGCCGCATTGAAGATCACCCCGAACTTAAACTTCATGTGGATGAAGATGCTAAGAGTTCTGGACTGGTTGAAATTGGTGGCTTGGTTCTCTGCCAGATGCCGACTGAAATGATTGAACAGCGTAATGCGTATTATCAGCGTAGTAATGCTGCTCAGGTCGAATCGGTCGACAACAACTTCATGCGTGAGAACGATCCTCGGATGCCTCTGTTCCGTGATCGAAAATCTGACGTAAGTTTTGGGCGGGGCTCATAGAGTCCTAAGTTTTTCCTTTTAGGAGAGTAATCTCATGGCATATCCAACCGTTTCAGGCCTTTATGGTCTCGTGCCGGTGAAGATGGTCGACGGTTCTCCGTACACTGGCGCTCAGCGCGCTTACAAAATTGAGTCGGGAAGTGCGACTGCAATTTTTAACGGAGATTTCGTGGCTATCGGAACTGGTGGTTTAGTGGATCGTGTAGCAGCTGGTGACAGCATGGCGTACGCCGGTGTCTTTGTTGGCTGTTCATACACCGATCCTGTTTTTGGTCTAACGTTCCGCAACTCCTACCCCGGTGGTGTTACGGCTGACGACATCACGGCTTTTGTCGTTGATGGTGACAACGTGCTTTACAAAGTTGCTGTTACTGACAGCAGTGGCGAAGTTGGCAGCGTTGCACAGTCAGAGATTGGCAACAACGTGGGTCTGGATGACCAGTCCCCTGTCGGCAACACAACCACAGGTCGGTCGTATGTGGCCGCTGATGAAGATTCGACTGCGGATACGGCTACTCTGCCGCTTCGTATCGTTCAGGGCGTTGAAGAGACTAAGAACGGCTCAGGTGAGTTCACCGAAGTTCTGGTCAAGTTCAATGCTGGTCATCAGCTCAGCAATACTACTGGCGCTGGCGACGCATAAAGGAGCGTAGATCATGGCAATTTCAAGAGCACAAATGGTGAAAGAGCTTCTCCCCGGCCTGAACGCTTTGTTCGGGATGGAGTACGCTCGTTATGGTGAAGAGCACAAAGAAATCTTCGAGCAGGAGACTTCCGAGCGTTCTTTTGAAGAAGAAGTTAAGCTGTCGGGCTTCTCGGCTGCCCCGGTTAAATCTGAAGGCGACGCCATTCAGTACGATCAGGCACAGGAAGCTTACACGGCTCGTTACAACCACGAGACGATTGCTCTTGGTTTCTCGATTACTGAGGAAGCAATGGAGGATAACCTCTATGATTCCCTGTCTTCGCGTTACACCAAGGCGCTTGCTCGTGCGATGGCTTACACCAAGCAGGTTAAAGCTGCTTCGATCCTGAACAACGGGTTCGATACAAACGTAACCTACGGTGATGGTGAAGCCCTTTTCTCAACGAGCCACCCGCTTGTTAGTGGTGGGGACAACTCAAACACGCCGTCAACTGCAGCTGACCTGAACGAGACCTCGCTTGAGGCCGCCGTTATTCAGATTGCTGGCTGGACGGATGAGCGTGGCCTGCTGATTGCTGCACGGCCTCGTAAGTTGATTGTTCCACCGTCGTTGATGTTCGTTGCTACTCGTCTCCTTGAGACCGAGCAGCGTGTTGGCACTGCCGATAACGACTTGAACGCGATCATGAACAACGGGTCGATCCCCGGTGGTTATAGCGTCAATCACTTCCTCACGGATGACGACGCATGGTTCCTGACCACCGACATTCCTAACGGTCTGAAGCACTTCGTGCGGACGCCGCTGACCACCAAGATGGAAGGCGACTTCGACACGGGCAACGTGCGTTACAAGGCTCGGGAGCGTTACAGCTTCGGAACCTCAGACCCACTTGGTGTGTTTGGTAGCCCCGGCGCTGCGTAAAAACTAAGGTTTCCTTAGTTAACCAAGACCCTGCTCCGGCGGGGTCTTTTTATTTGGGTTCTTGACCCCTAGCCGTGCGCGGCGTATAAAGATTGTAAGTCTGGGACTATTCCAGCTATACCGACCGACCCAGCGGACTTTGCAGATGACGGTATGGCAAGTGCTGCAACACGGAGATAATCCAATGGGTCGCACAACTTTTTCTGGCCCGGTCCGTTCTGACAACGGCTTCGAGGGCGATGTCACTGGTAGCGTTACTGCTACTGATCTCACCACGACCGGCACCGTTACGATTGACGGCACCACGGTTATTATTTCTGATCTTCCGACAACCGATCCCGGCGTCGCTGGACAGCTGTATAACGACAGCGGTGTTCTTACCGTTTCGGCTGGCTAATAGGAGACCGTCATGGCTGGTATGCACTCTGACGGCAAGTCGGCGACACTAACGGCATCAGGCGACATCTTTGGTGGCCCGGCTCGTATCGCCACTATGTATTTTGTTGCAGGCCCCGGCGAAGGCAGCATTGTTATTAGGGATGGTGGGGCAACTGGCCCGGTTTTGCTAGAAATTGCGACTCCGGCTGACCAGTCCGCTCACGGTGTAGAGTTTTACTACACACCGATCCGTTGCGAGACCAACCCTTACGCTGTGCTGACTGATGTTACGTCTGTAACGTTCTTCTATTACTAGTAGGTGATTTATGCCTGTAGGTAAAGCTGGAAGTAACCGCAGTCGTCCCGACGCAGCGGAGCAGAAACAGATTGAAAGTTTGCAAGAGCAGATGAATCGTCAGCGTGAAGCTGGCAATGATAAGCGCGCAAACGAACTTATGGACCGCATTCAAAACTTGGCTGCGGATGCTTATGAAAAGCGCAAAAGCGCGGGCTACAAAAGAGGTGGCAAAGTGAATCGTTCTAATATGAATATGCAGATGACTCGTGGTGACAAAATGGACGACGAAAACAAAAACGCCAGTAAAAAGAAGATGGCCCGTGGCGGCATGACTGGCGACGAGAAGAAAGACGAGAAGAAGAAAATGGCTCGCGGTGGCATGGCTAAGAAAAAGATGGCTCGCGGCGGTATGGCCAAAAAGAAAATGGCCCGTGGCGGTAAAGTTAAAGGTGCAGGCTGCGCTACGAAGGGCGTGAGCAAGGCTAAAATTCGGTAATGGCTACAAGCGGCACGACAAACTTTAAGCTGGATGTCTCTGATGTGATCGAGGAGGCGTATGAACTCCTCGGTCTTGAGATGCGCACGGGGTATGACGCACGTAAAGCGCGGCGTAGCCTCAATGTGATGTTTCAGGACTGGACTAACCGAGGCGTTAACCTCTGGAAAGTCGCACAGGTCACAGAGCCTATGATTGAGGGGCAACGTCAGTATCAGATGAACGTCGAGGACATTGATGTCCTTGAGTCTGTCGTGCGCCGTGATGGCACTGATTTTACGCTTGAGCGCATTACCCGTGAGGATTACCTCAATCTGCCTCAGAAAGAGCAGACAGGCCGTCCTACGCAGATTTATGTTGAGCGCACAGCAGTGCCTAGCTTTTATGTCTGGCCGACTCCTGAGAACAACACTGATGCGGTGATTAGTTATCGCATTCAACGTATTCAGGATGCCTCGACATTGACCAACGATGTGGATGTGCCAAGCCGGTTTATCCCGCCGATGGTGACTGGGCTTGCTTATTACTTGGCGATGAAGTCTGCGCCTGAGCGCGCACAGGCCATGAAGATGGTTTACGAAGAAGACTTTGCTCGTGCGGCTGACGAGGACAGCGAGCGCGGGTCGTTACACATACGACCTAGCTTCCGTTCTTACGGGTACTAACCATGGGCAACTTTGCATCAGGCAAATTCGCACTAGCACTTTGCGACCGATGTGGGTTTGAGTATAAGTACCTAGAGATTCGCGAGGAGTGGAATGGCTCTCGTGTATGCCCTGAGTGTTTTGAGTCCAAGCATCCGCAGCTAGAGCCACCGTTTGCTAAAGCTGATGCTGAGGCGCTGCGTCATGCGCGCCCTGCACGAGAAGAGCCGCCGGTTGATACAACCGAGTACGATGACTTTTTAGATAGGTTGCCCTAATGCCTAATTACACCTACACAACTTTGCGGCAGGCGATTCAAGACTACACAGACAACACAGAGTCTGTGTTTATAAACAATATCGACCGTTTTATTGAGACAGCCGAAGAGCGCATTCTCAAAGAAGCTCCGCTTGAGGTGTTTCGCAAGAACGCTACCGCTACAATGTCAGCGGGCACACGGTTTTTCCCCAAACCGATTGATTGGTTGTATACGTTTTCTTTGTCGATCACTGTTGATGGCGACCAGAAGACATTGCTGAACAAGGACGCTAACTTCCTTCAGGAGTTTTGGCCTGATTTTAGCCAGACGTCAGAGCCTCGGTACTATACTGACTTTGATGTGACGAATTTTATGATTGCTCCGACGCCTGACCAGCAGTACAACGCTGAGCTGCATTATTTTTATCGTCCGCAGTCGATTACAGAGTCGCCGAACGGCGAGACATGGCTTGGAACAAATGCTGGCCCTTCAATGCTGTACGGCTCTCTTGTGGAGGCTTATACTTTCATGAAAGGCGAGCCTGATATGATTGCCCAGTACGAAGAGCAGCTTCAGCGGGCGCTGAGTCGACTAAACGGCTTTGCACAGGCGGTTGAGGGGCGCGACTTCTACCGTCGCACAAAAGACTAATTTAGGAGAACATAATGGCTATCACACAAACTCTTTGTACTTCGTTCAAGCAGGAGCTCCTGCAGGGCATTCACGACTTCACCGCCTCGACGGGTGATACGTATAAGCTTGCACTGTTTACTAGCGCGGCTACGCTTGATGCGAGCACTGCGACGTATTCAACCTCTAACGAAGTTAGCGGAACGGGCTACACAGCTGGCGGCAACACGCTGACTGCGGTTACTCCGACGACGTCTGGCACGACTGCGTTTGTTGACTTTAATGACACTACGTTCACTGACGCGACGATTACTGCAGCGGGTGCGCTGATTTATAACAGCACTGACGGCGACCGCGCAGTGGCTGTGTTAGACTTTGGCGGTGACAAGACCTCGACCAACGGCGATTTTACGATCCAGTTCCCAACGGCTGATGCTAGTAACGCGATTATCCGTATCGCATAAGGAGACCTGTTATGGCTTTAGTGCTAGCGGATCGTGTCAAAGAAACATCGGGCACAACGGGAACTGGCGATCTATCACTCGCGGGGGCCACGACAGGCTTTCAACGGTTTGCGGATGCTATCGGCGATGGCAACACGACGTATTATGCAGTTAGCTTAGTTGCTGGCGGCGAGTTTGAGATTGGTCTTGGTACTTACCTTGCGGCCACAAACTCTTTGCGTCGCGACACAATACTTGACTCTTCAAACGCTGGGGTGGCGGTTAATTTTTCAACCGGCACTAAAGATGTCTTTGTTGTTTACCCGGCGAACCGTGCGGTTGTTGTAGACGGCTCAACAGTTGATATTCCGAACTCGGCGACGGTTCCGCTTACAGGCGGTGGTACAGGCGCTAGCTCTGCTTCGGCAGCTCGGGGTAACTTGGGTTTGGGAGACATTGCCACGCAAGACGCGAATAGCGTCAACATTGATGGCGGTGCGATTGACGGCGCGACGCTAGGCGGTAATTCTCAAGTTACTATTACTAGTGCGGACATCAACGGCGGCACCATCGACGGCGTTAAGATCGGCGAGACGACTACCGACTCTGGAAAGTTTACGAGCGTCGAAGCATCCAGTGGGTTTACAGGCGATTTAGATGGCAATGTCACGGGCCAAGTCTCTGACATCAGCAACCACGACACTGATGATCTTTCTGAGGGCACTAGCAATCTCTACTACACCGATGCACGGGTAGACGGGCATCTAAGCGGTGGCACGGGCGTTACCTATACGTCTGGCGAAATTAGCATTGGTCAGGATGTCGGTACGTCAGCCGCCGTTCAGTTCGCCACAGTCAACACAGGCCAAGGTGCGAACGAGCTGTACGCGATGGATCAGAACGTGCAGACTTCAGATTCCGTCACGTTCCTTGACGCTGAGTTCACTGGCAC